ATTATGATCAGCAAGTAAAGCAGATCATGATGGCTGCTTTAAAGACTGAAGTACTTCCCCCATCTGTCATTGGTTTAATTCCCGACGGGGACTTAACTGTTCAATGGCGTTGGCTTGGACCCGTATATGAAGACACCTCGCAGGACTTAATTAACAATTCAATTGTTGTTAGAAACCTGCAAGAATTGGGTGTTGATAGTATAGAAGCACTGAAGTTTCTTTTCCCACAAAAAACGGATGAGGAACGAGCCGCGATGTTATCGGGGTTCCCATTCAGGATGGTGAATGAATTGCAAGGAGCTTTCCAAGCATTCAGTCGCCTGGTTGGGGGTATGATGCAGACCCCTCACCCGCAGTCACCAGATTTACCTATGGCTGCAGATCCACGTTTGGATTTAACACCTTATCTGTATCGAACTCTCGAAGCATTACAACAGGAGATGAGTTATGCAGGACGCTACCGTCCAATCGATCCAACCGACGAGCCCAACACCAGTGGCCGTCGCCCCCAGCAGCTACGTGGCGGCAGCACCGGCTCCGGTGGCGCAGCCTCAGGCTCAAATTCCGGTGGGTATGAATTACCCCCAACAAGTACAGGCGGCACCTACCAGTTACCAATCAAGCCCGTCTCAATACGCCCCCCAATCCCAACCGGCGGCGGTTCCCCCGTCCAGCCCATGGGAGTCGGCGTTCAACAAAGTGGTGGGACTACTGAGTCAGCCAGCCCCCTCCCCGTTCCAGGTAGCACCGTCAGCTCCGGCCCCGACGTTACCTCAAGCTATCCCGGGAAACTGGGCACAAGCGGAGGCAATCAGCCCGGGTATTTCACGCTCGGATCGCCTGACCTGGTCTCCCAACCAGGTATCCTCGCCCAACTATTCCCCAATCTCCTCGACAACCTCCGCGCAGGAAGTGGACAGGATGGTCGCAGACCATTACAACCTGAGCCAAGAAACGAGGACAGTTCTGGACGCGTTCGGTCCAGAGGCACCAGGGATTCTAAACAACTACGCCGTAAACCTCGAAGCTCTTCTTGATGACGCTGTTGAGTGGGCCAAGGATGAGCGTATTTGCCTCGCACAGTATGTAGATTATGCCCTTTGGGCGCATAGTACGCTTACTGAGTATGCGAAATTCGCTGTAAACGAGCACGTCGAAAACAAGGCATACAACGAGATTTTAACTAATCCCGATGTTCTGTCTGATTACACTCTGCAGTTCTTCGGACCCGAAGGTCCATACCCTGTTTATGAGTCCGAGCAACAGCTTGAAACTGCCGGGTATCCGACTGCACCTACTTCAATTGGTGGCGCAGCTATGCCTGCTCCTCCCATGCAGTCCAGCCCCCAAAATACTCGGGAGTTTTGGAATGTTTTCGATCAGCAGATGATCAACGATCCGCAAAATGCTTGGCGTATTCTTAACCAGGCAAATCCAGGCACAATGGCTAATAAGCTCTTTGTGATGGAATGATATATACCGAGGGGGATTATTCCCCCTCCTGGTATATAAAATTACTAGATGCTAGTATTTTCATAGATAAGCCGTTTGGCTTTATCTTTCACCCGATTCACCTTGACACTGGAGGATAAACCAAAGTGTTCATTGATAGCTAGTTCAGATCCTGGTAGGTATTACCTTTCAGCATTTGGTAAATAGCTCCGTGATTGCAGTTAAACTTTTCAGCAATCTTTCTATAAGAGAGACCAGCTTCTTTTAAAGCTTTAATCTGAATCACATCTTCGGTTGAAAACTTCCTAAGTGATTTTTTCGCCTTCCCTTTACTTGCAAAACCTTTGTGAGTTTGATCATTTTCGATCCAAGTCCTTGTTAGGTTTTCTTGTTTAGTAACAATCTCTAAGTTATTTAGATTGTTATTTCTTTTATTGTTATCTATGTGATTAACTTGTAAAGAAAAATTGTGTGTCCCATGGGATCGCAAATCTAAATCCAAGAAAGCAACAGCCATTAAGACGTGTAAATTAAATCTTTTTCTTTTACCGTCAACAAGAACCGAGATTCGATCATATTTACTGGTTGATTGTACAGGAAGTTCTTGAAAATATTCTTGGTCATCTTTGTCCAAATGTTTTTCAAAAGCTTTACCAGTTTCAGTCAAGTAGAGGTTACCAAATCCCGAAACTAATTTTGGATTCATTTTGTTTATGAACAAGTTTCCAAATTTTACCTCACCTGAACTTCTCAAGCGTTGTCACCTTAGCGAGCAATCGTTAAGTGAAAACTGGATGAATTCAGGGAAGCCCTAACGTAAAGCCGAGGGTAATCCTGAGCGAAGCCAATCAAGCCCGTGATTGGAACGTGCAGAGGCCACTGGGGGTTACACGATCTTGTAACGTAATACCAGATACAGCGTCCGGCATCCTACTGGGATGAAGAGATGGTCCACCCCTCTAAGAAATTGGAGACCAGGAGAACGATTTTCCAAAACTGCTAGGTGCAGAGCTTTATCGCCCTCACCCCGCTTATATCTGCGAGATGGCCGCTGAGCCTGTGGTCGTTCATGACTTCACTCGCCAGCCCGGTCAAACCGTTCAGTTAGACCGCTATAAGTTCTGGGGAACCCCTGGAACCAAGGAGAGCCGTGAGCGCGTCTCCGATCAGACCATTGGTACCGCCAACAGCCGCAACATCACCAAGGAGAAGGTGCTTGTTGTGCTTAAGGAGTACACTGGTCCTGCAGATCCTGGCGATCCTACCCAGCCTTCTACCTTTAAAATTGCCCGGGAAACCCTGGTGACTGCACAGCGCCTGCTGTTAGACACCGGCAACCTGAACATGTTCCACCAGAGCATCGGTTCTCTGACTCTGCTGGACGATTATCGTCGTTGGCGTGACCGCGTCTTCATTGACGAAATGGCCAAAGCTGAAGCAAACGGTGCCGCCTCCACTTCTCAGGGTGGTTACTACTTCGCTGGTGGCAAGACCAAGGATTCCTCCGGTCGCGTTTCCTACACCGCCGCTGAGTACGGCACCCAGACCCAACAGTTCTCTGTCAAGACTGACCTGCTGACTGTTGTTAAGGACCTTCGTAAGCGTAACGTTCCTACTTACGCTGATGGCCTGTATCGCGCCATCGTGGATCCCACCTTCATGATGCACCTGCGTCGTGACAGTGACTTCCGCGAGATCGCCCGTTACGCTGGCAATCCTGGTCAAGGCATGTACATGGGCAACCCCATGATGCCTAACAACTCCAGCTTCTACATGGGTCCTCAGGCTGGTCAGGCCTACTTCCTGGCTGGTGAGCCTGTGATGCCTACTGGCGTCCAGTTTGAAGGTGTGAAGTTCTTCGAGTCCACCAACTTCCCGACCAAGAACGTCACCGCTTCTTTCGACGGCGGCAGCGCATACGCTTCCAAGGAAGTTGCCCAAGGCTACTTCTTCGGTCCTCAATCCATCGGTGTTGGTATCGGCGGCCCGAACGCTCAGGTGCTGATCAACAACAACGATGACTTCAGCCGCTTCATCATCCTCATCTGGCAACTGTACGCTGGCTTCGAGATCCTGAACAAGGACTTCGTGACCACCGGCTTCAGCTTCGTCGAGGACGACGGCTCTATCTGATCTTTATAAATAGATAACTCATCTAGGAGAAATAAATGTCTTATTTGTCGGCTAAGAAAATCTACCCAGGTAACTGGGCAGAACCCCTGAACGGTTGGTACAAAAACATTGATACCAACGATGATGACACCAACGATTCATCCGCAGGTGGCCCTACTTCAGTTCTGGCCATCCCCGGCTATCGTTATTTCCAACAGCGTGGCTATGTTGCTGTTAGCACAAAGTCTGGTGATGCCGTTTCAAGCGGTAATGTGATCGTTCCTTCTCCCTATAGAAACGATGACACCCGTACTGATATCACTGGCCTGGTGATTTCTGGCAGCAGCACTCAGCCCGCTTACGTTTATCGCACTGCGATTTCCGTGGCTAAAGGCTGGGGCGACAAGCGCGTTGCTTCTGGCGTGTTCGCCTCCACTGGTAACGTCATTTCTTTTGGTCGTGACAGCAGTGGTCCTACTGCCGCTTCGGGTGTTGGCGAAGCTGTTATCCAAGCTAACCTGACTTCTACCGTT